CATAGAGCTATCCCAATAGCTACGCCTCAGCGGGTCGCGGTGAGCCTTTGAGAGGCTCTGCGCCGTTAGCGTACTGGCTTTGTCAAGCAACAGCGTAAATCTTGGGCGTGTCTTCACTTTTGTACCCCCTGTGGATAACTTCTGTGGATAACTATTTGTCTGTACTGTAAAAGCCCTTACCCTTAAAGTGTGCAGGTGCAGCAGCTATAACCTTGACCATAGGCTCATTACAGTAAGTGCATAAGACTACTGGTCGATTGTTCCATCCATGATTGATCTCTTGACTGAGATTGCATCGTGAGCATTTGTAGTCATAGGCTGGCAAGTTAAGCACCTCTGTATCATGTAAGACCCACAGCCTGTGCAGCGGTCAATGTCTGCCTCTGTGGGTTTGCTAGTAATGTGACCATACTTTAGTTGAAGTAGCGGTAAGAGATCCTCTAAGCGGATGATGGCGGCATACTCACGCGCATCTTCACCCTGTCCGTTTAGTCGTATGACTCCAAAGCCCAATTCCCCCGAAAGAGCTGTGCGAGCCTTTAATTGTTTAATGTAAGCCAATGGTTGAAATCCAGCGCGGGCTTTGACTTCAACATCGAACGGAACATTAACAATGTCCTTACCGCTACCCCTTCCCACACATGCGCCACTCCACACAGTCGATAGGTACTGTGCGACTACACGCTCTGTGCGGAAACCTCTATGTTTCCTTGCTTGACTAGCCATGCAACATGAAGCCCAAGACTAAACCTGCTATGAACATGGTAATAATCATGGCTGTAAAAAGCTTCTCGTTATCCATTAACTGCCTTGCACTTTCTGCACTGCCACGCGCCGACGATAGGCTGATCATCCTTAAACTTAATTTCTGCCACAATGTCATGCGCCTCGGTAGGCTCATTACACAGCTGACAGTTAATCGTGTCGTACAGCGGGACATCCTCGATGTTTGTCCATTCACCAGTTGTCTCGTCAAAGTATTCTACAAAGCCCATGTTATGCCCACGCTTTCTGAGGTTGAAACTTTCCATCTGATCCGAGTGTGTACCAAAGCGTGTTGCACTTAGGCTCTCCGCCTTGATGATTGACTACAGGGCAGAAGTAACCGCCCCAAGCCTTGTTATTCTTTGTGCCTTCACGCCATGTCATGTGTCCATGCTTGCATGATGGAGCTTCTTGTGCTTCACCTGTACCCATAACAGCTGCGATGTTCTCCATAGCCTTTACGAGCGTTACAGGCGCATCCACTACCTTGTTGTATTGACCCACAGGCGTAGTCCAGTAATCCTGATCATCTTGTACAACATCTTGTACCGCTGGCTTTGCTACTTTTGTAGCAACGACCTTGCTCATTTCCTCGCGGCTTGGTCTCTTTCCTTTAGCAGCATAACCTGCATTTGCAAGAGCTCTGCCAATCGCCGAAGTCTCGCAATTCTCCAACGCTGAAGTAGCATTAACGCCTCGATCACTAATCTTTTCCTCAGCGTATCCTGTTGCCCACGCAACTGTCGCGCCAATAGCTTTATAAAGATACGCCTTAACAATGTATCTATCCTTCTCGACAACTTCCAACTCAGTTGCAATCCTAAAATCTGGATAATCCTTAATAAACCTTTCAAGTCTCACCTCAACTGTCTCGTAATCGGCTAAATTAAACATAAAGCTCGTTCTCCTCTGTTGCTAGTTGCCCTGCGAGTGCGCCATAAGAGCAGAGATCGACCCAGTTGTCGATGTGCTGGGCTGATTGATTAGTCCGCGCAAGTTTAACAAGCACCATAATCCCTGCGACTTGATAGTCATGTATTGGTGTCTGTAAGTATGCTGAGAGCAGCATCGCTGTGTGTTGCAGGTTATCCGAAGGGTGACCGTATGAAAGCCCACGCTCACGAATTGTGTCTGTTGCCGATAAGAGGATCTCACTTGCTCTCATTCCTGCCCCTTGTAGCTGCGACCTCTGTGGTATCCATCGCGTACGCCCTTTTTGTAGGCTGTCTTTTGCACATCTAGTATAACGATGGCAAAGCCTATAAAAACTCCAATAATGCTGATAATAAACAGCTTATCTAAATTACTCATGTTAGCCCTATCTGATCGGGAGTTTCCCTCACAGAATTAGTGTGACATAGACTCCAGACAGATCAAGCACATTTGTGTAACGAAACGATAACGATTATCGAGCGCGTCCGTAGGACTTTCCTGCCACAATGAATGTGCCATCCTTCTCAATGTTGATAATGTCCACCTGCACCTTAGCCTTGTTCACATAGATAATGGCAAAGGCTTGCTGCCAGTTAGCCACGCCCTTAGTGTAAGCAGCTTGCTTAAAGTCCATAAGATTGCCTACCTCGACACCATGCAGGACACGCCCTATACGCCCTCCAGAAGCCTCTGAGAAGGCTGAACGCCCTGCCCTGTGAGTATGACCTGAGATGACATTCTTTCCATGCCTACGAGCCGCCTCAAGGGCTGATAAGCCCCCTTGTGGCTTGATGGGTGTGTGGTCTCCATGGACTGCAATCCAGTTAGGCGCAATTGGCATAGGGTTCTTGTGGAAGGTAATACCTAACTCATCAAAACGCATAAACTTCTCAAAGCGAAGCTCTGGCAAAGCACCGAACGCTGGCACTTTAGCCATAATGATGTTATACAGGCGATCTGTGTGATTGCTACGGATGCAATCGCTGACCTGCAATTCCCACAATAGATCAACCGCTTCATTGCGGTCATCATCTAGTGTCTGGGCATAAGAGCCCATGCGACCTTCCTCCCACTTGCTTATCTGGGGAAGGTCAATTTCATCACCAATGGTGACTACTTGATCGGGCTTAAACTTCTTAATAAACGATGCAAGGTTACGAGTAGCAACCCTGTCGTGATAAGGCACTTGTAGATCTGAAACGACTACGATGCGCTTAATCGTCATCCTCGTCATCCTCGTAATCGCCAAACTTCTCAGGCTCTATCGGATCAGGCAAGATCCACGCAGGGTAAGAATCCACAACCGATAGCATGTAAAGAGCGTGATCTTCCGTAAATCCTGATCTACGCAAAGATCTGTAATACTCATGCAATCCAATGCAGTATGCATCGAGCTTTGAGTAACCCTGCTCCTCTAATGCCTTGGTTGCTTTTCTTGCCATGTCTAAATTATCGCTTCTCTAATAGTGAGATAATTGTATCGACACGCGCTTCCAATCGATTTACTTGGTCACGCATAGATGAGCCAGAGTTAGGCTTTAGTTCGTTTAGGTAGTGCTTTACTAACCAACGCACCGAGCCAATAAATGAACCAATAACGGTCGTAGCAGCAACAGCAAGAGCCGCTGTGTCTTGCGCACTCATTACTTTTTGGGTGTGGCATAACCAAAGATGCCTGACAGGACAGCCCACAAAATTGCGCGGTAATCTGCCTCAAAGTTAGATGATGCCCAAGCAGCAAGGAAGGCTCCAGCTGCTAGATACACAGGATGCTTGATCTTCATTATTCTCCGCCTAACATAGATACTTGATAAAAAGCACCATCATTGTCAGCTTCTTTCTTAAAGCTAACATGCATGTGCTTAGAGTGTTTGTTCGCCCCTTTGTATGTGCGCCATTTCCAGTTAAGGATTTTGGAGCAGATTCGTCCATCGAAAATGATGTAACTAATACGCTTTTCTGATTTAGACTTGCAAGCGGCACGAAGCTGATCTGCAAGATCTGGCATGATGTCTGGTTTCGAGCCCTTAAAGAGGTCACGATCGACATCGATGGCACGAACCCAACCTTGAGCATCAGGATTATGATCTGACTTGCGATGAGCGTGTCGGGTATCACCGATCCAACCATCCGATGCGCGGTCACGATCTGGGAACGAGTCATCAATCTGCTCCCTTAATTGGATCGCAGCTTTAGATAGTTTTGGCTTCATGGAGCAACAGGAAACTCCACCGCATCTGCAATGCCACCCTGAGCAGGTAGGTCACGCAACGCTTGGCGATAAATTGCCCATGCTGCTTTATCTACTGGAGAATCTTCTACTTGTGTCCAGTCTGAGCCAATAAGTTGAGCATTACGCCACATGCGGATCTGTTCCCATTTTTGCTCATTAGTTGCATCTGGGAAATCTGGGTGGAATCTAAAAGCCATCTTATGCCTCCTCGTATGTAATAAAGAACTTAATGTCATCGTTAGTAGCAAAAGTAATCATTGATCCGAGTGAGTCATCCCAAGTACCATAAGTAACATTTGTTTTAACTGGGCGAATCAATACATTGCCAGCACTAGGATCAGCTGCTCCTTGGCACACATAGTTTCCAGATCCTGCATCTGTTACTTGAACTGTGCAGACAGAGTAAGAGTTATTTGTAGATGGCAGACCTACATAAACTGCACCACTAACAGAAGATGTAGAACCAAGAACAAAACGATAAGAAACAAAGACTGTTTTTCCGACTTTAACATAACGCGCTGTTTGTGTACCGTTGCCTACTGTTATGCCTGTATTTGATGGTGTGTAAGTTGTCCATGTGTATGTTGGTGCGCCACCTGCTGCCCACTTTAATCCTGTGGCAGTTGTAGAATCAGCCGTTAGGACATAATCGTTTGTACCAACAGCTAGACGAGAGAACGCATCTGCGCCTGTTCCGACTACTAAATCACCCTTTGCATCAATAGCAGTTGCCATTGAGTTAGTGATTGTTACTGTGCCAGATGTGCCACCGCCTGAGATACCTGTTCCAGCCGTTACGCCTTCAATGTCTCCAGCTGATGAAGTCCATGTGAAGTCCATGTCTGTGTTAGATGCTTTAGATAGCACTTGTCCAGTAGTGCCGCCCTTGAGATCGACCAATGTTGAATCGATGGCATCACCGAGCGTACGCATGGCAAGTGCGCCATTCTTTACTAGGTCTGTGTTATCTGGCTCTGGCCAGCTAAAGTTGGGACTTGTTGCCATTATGCTATTGCTCCTGTCGCGTTGTTCCAGTCAAGTGTACCATTTACACCTGTCCAGATTGTAGAGGCTGGTTGTACTGTTTCCCATTGTGTGGTAGAGAGTGAGAACTCCGTAGCAGTCACATAGAGGGTTATGTCTACAAAAGTAGGATTAGCTCTTAATGCCACATTCTCCACAAAGCCCTCAAATGTTCCACCTAGAAGATTATTAGGAAGATTCTGGATCAGAACTGGCTGACCAAAGAAGATCCCAATAAGACTGTCTAGCATGGCAGAGGGCATGTCTGGATTATCTAGGCGGAAAGTAATAGCACCCAAAGAGCCTTTAGCACTCTTTCTCAGATTAAGCTCTCTAGTGCCAATTTCGGTGATGTCTGCAAGGTTCTTGATGTTGGACTCAAAAGAACGCTCATAGAGCCCGTAAGAGGCTATAGAGTCGCTATCTGAGGTGCTGTAGGTCGAACTGTATCCTGTGCCATAGCGATAGATAAGGCTGTTACGGATGCGAGCAATTTGAGTTGTGCTTCTGATAGAGCTTGGTGTTGCATACGAGCCATCAAGGTAAGTGTAGCCATTTGCTGCAAGGTAGTTAGATCTGTGGTCTGCATCGTCATAACTGACATCGCCATCCTTTTCTTCATAGATCTGACCTAATGCGCTAGAGGCGATCTGATCGATCAGAGTCTTAGAAGTATCAGATGGGCTGGCGCTCTTGCTGATCATTGTGTAAAAGCCTGAATCGACTGTGCCGATGTAAGACTCTGCATTATTCCATGTAACAGTTGCAGGATAAGTCGCCCATGTCGTAGTTGGTGTGACCTGATCCCAAGTGAGGTTTAGAGCTGAACTGAGGATCGCATCAATCTGTGCGCCATCTAAGCCTTCTGAAAGTGCTGTGTTATAAACAGCCTTGGTGAGTTTAGCCAATGAGCCTATGCCTAGAATCGTACCAAAAGTTATAAAGCCTGCTTCTTCTGGGCTACGCACACCAACATTGAAATCTGAGACTTCGCCACCAAAGACAGTCACATAAGTGCCAGATGAGTTTTTTAATTCTAAGGTGATTGTTTCTGTCACATTGATGGTGAAAGGCGCGCCAGTAGTGTTAATGATCTCTACTTGGCAGTAACCTGCTGTGGCTTGATAGTCAATGTCTGTGCGACCAGAAGCAAAGGAAACAGAGGTTACAGTCGTATAAACATCATCGCCTACTGTGATGCGCCAATCGGGAGTCCATGTCATAGGATGTTGAGGATTCCGTTTTGTAATGTGCCACGAGCTGCTGCTGAGTTAAGGAAGGTAACAATCTCATCTGCGATCGCATTAGGATCACCGATGCCAGTATTAACTGTGATGTTGTAATTAAACTCTCCACCGCCCGGCTTTAAGCCAGATGTTAAAGCACCTGTTTGCACTAGGTATTCCTTGAAGTTTTCACCAATGGCTGTATAAAGTCCACCAATGTTCATCGCTCCTGTTGTGCCTGTTGTTCCTATTGTGCCTGTGGTTGTGGCTGTACCTGACAAAGCCACAGGAATGACAATACCTGCTGCTGCTGAATCGTAAAGCGCCTTAATCTTGTTAAGTGCGGAAGTGGTATCGACATCGATGCCAATAGCCTTATTGCTCAAAGAATCAAGGATTGACTTAATTTCCTTTAGTTTGACTTCTTGACCAGTTAAAGCCCCGAGAACCTTGAGATCTGCGTTTAACTTATTAGTTGCAGCGATAATGGCTTGCTCATCTTTAGCAGCAATAGCATCTTCTAAGGCAAGGATTGAACGCTTGACATTGAGGCGAGCCGTATCGTTGGCAATCTGTAAAACCTGTGCGCCATTGGTTGTCTTTGCTAATTGCTCTGCTTGGTTTGTAAGAGCTGCGGCAATCTGGATCTGATCCATGTCAAAGACTTTTTCACCTTTGCCAAGTGCAGCCTCACCCTTAGCAATAATGGCTTTGGCTTTGTCTGTGGCTAATTGCTTATTCTTTAAAGCAAGTCTCTCGCGTTCTCTGCGAAGTGAGTCCTTCTCCAGTTTAGCCATTAACTCTTCTTGCTTTTTCTGAGTAAGAGTGAGCTTGACTTCTTCCTTCTTTTGAGGAATAGCGATGTTCACACCTAATTGCTTACCCGCAAAGCCAGCAAAGATGTTTTTAGGTAGGTTTTTTAAGTTCTGAATAAGAGTAGGGATTGCTCCAATGGTTCGACCCGCTTGAACTGTTACCTTGCTAAGAGCTGTAGCGATGCCTTCAATAACATAAGCCGCATCGGTTGCATCTGTGCCGCCACCGACTAGAGCGAACGCATCGACTAAACCGCCACCAATGATTTCTGAAGCATTAGATGTAGCAACGCTGAGAACATCAAACTTGTAAGCAGTAGTATCTAAGTAATCCTCTGCTGCTCCCGCTGATCGCTTTAGGATAACGCTTAGGATCTCATTGAATGACTTGGATTGAAGCTCTGCTCTGGTAAGTCCTGTGTTGTACTTGGTCAGACCCTTTGTTATACCCACATAACCTTTACCAAGATCCTCGGTAACAGTTGCTAGATCAACGCCAGAAGCGCGAGAGATGGTAATTGCATCGTTAAGAAGTTTCTGAGACTGGACTAATGAGCCTGTGGTGGTTAGCAAGCCCTGAAAGGCTGGTCGGAGAATGTCATCGGCTACAGCTGCGGACTTTTCTAAGTTAGCGATGTAATCAGCGATTGCAGGGTTAGCAAACCCAATGCCTAAGTTTTCAACAGCACGACTCAGACGAAGGGCTGCTGCCTCATCATCTGCAAAGGCTTTAACTGCTGCCTTGCCGTAAGCAGTAATAGCCGAAGCTCCGTAAGCAATACCTGCCGCACCTGCTAACTTCTTAGTGGTGCTGGCTAACTTGCCAAGTGCAGTCTCGGCTTGCTTAAATCCTTTAGCATCAAACTTTGAGGCTATGTTAATTACTTCTAAATAATTCACGCTGCGCTCCTCAAAGATCCAGACTTAGATCGCTTGTATAATTCTTGTTCTGCTGTACTGATTGCCTTATTGACAATACCTTCAGCTCTTCCTTTATCTAAGTTCCAAGCCTTAAAGATCAGACGACCACGACCTCTGAGACTGCCGCTAAGTTCAGGCATCGCTGCAATAAATTGCTCACCCGCTTTAGGGTTGCGTGAGTGTGAGTACTTTTTACCTGCTGGACCATTAGGACCGACCCAAGGCTGACCCTGTGCGCCATTACGACCAGCAGACTCATAGATCGCACCTGCGCGAGAGTTGTTAAACACAGAAGCCATAGAACTAAATCCTCTGGCATTTTTCTTTGTTACTGCTGTACTAAATCCAATTTTGCTTTTAATAGTACTAGCATTATAAGTAGGAAAAAATCCTTCATTGAATGATCTTCCAGCCCAACCGCTAAGAGGTGATTGAGCTGGCACAAAGCCCCTAGCCGCTTTAGCAACTGGGGCAAGTCCACGCTTCAATTCAATCTTTAGATTTTTCTCTAGATCTGGAGCAAAGCGGCGTAATGCCTTGCGAAGGTCAGCGTTTCCTTGCAGTTCTATTTGCATCGCTCACCTCTTTCGCTTCATCCTTTAGCCCTTGCACAAGTGCATCGAGCATTGTTTTGTCTAGATCTAATAATGCTTGGGGCGAGATCCCCAACCTAATGCTCAACCGAGCAATTAAGTAGGTGAATGGAAGATCCCGCTTTAAGCTAAAGGGTCGGAGTCAAGCACCTCGACACTTTTAAGTGTCTCAATGAACTCCATCCCGAAAGGCTTAACAGTTTCACCTGACCTGCGAACAATCTCATGAGCAAGGAGATAGACATGTGACTGCTTCTCTTCATCTCTGAACGCCTTATGAAACCCCATCTTCGTCTGCTGCTCAAAAAAGTATTCAACAGCAGGCGTAATCTCGCCCTCGATAACGCTTCCATCTGTACGCACGATCTTTAGTTTTGCCATGAGTTTGCCCCTTTGTTAGTTTCTTATCAGCTTGTTGTGATTGCGATTGTGCCCATAACATTCCATGTTACAGACTGTGTTGATAGATCAGCAACAGCACCATTTACAGGTGTTGTGTTATTGATCAAGCATGTCATTGTGTAAAGTGGGTTTGTTGCTGATACAGCATCAGATGTCTGCTTGAAAGTCACAGTAACGCTTGTGCCCCATGTGCTGTTCAATGTCTGAAGTGTCTTTGAGGTTGCTGAGTCGTTCAGGAAATCGATCTGGATGCTGGAAGCCTCTAGACCTTTTACATAACGATGCCCACTATCCCCAAGACTGGTGATCTCCAGCTCGTCAAAAGCGCGGTTAATGACCACATTTGTTACTAATGTTGAGAGATCTACCGAATTAACAGTTAGAACTCCTGTATTTGCTAAATAAACTGCCATCGGATTATTCCTCTTCTTTCTTAGTTACTGGCTTTGCTTCTGGCTTTGGCGCAACTTGCCCGATCTTTTCGAGAAAGGCTGCGTTTTCTTTTTCCCAATCGGACATGTTTAACTCCAACTCGTTAGGATTGATACGGACATCTCGCAGCTAAGCAAGTCTCCACTTGCCGCATTGAGAACACTAGGCGCGCTGATTGCGCTTACATTATAGGTCAAGTTAGATGCTGCAAGCAGAGCAAACACGCTGACTACAGTATCTTCAATGCCGTTAAGGTTTCCCTCATTGTCAAACAGAGGCACAGTCATAACAATCTTAAAGTTAGCCATCGGGCTGATAGTGATTTGACTATTGTTAGAGGGTGTCAGGTAAGGATCATCTGGGCTGACGATTACACTATTTGCGAGGACTGTTGAGGGAGGAAAAGCAAAAGTCTGCCACTTAGCGTTATTGACTAGGGCAGTCGCTAAAGTGGTGCGAAGTGTGGTGATGGCAACTGGTGGCATTATCCAACCATCGAGTTAGGGCTTAGCGCGTGTGCAATCAATCCTCGCACCTTAGCGAGAAGCTGTGCGCTCATTCGATAAGGGCTTGGCTGGAAATCTACAAGGTTACTGCCTGAAAGGGTTGCAGTACGCGCTTGCCAGATTTCAACAGATACCATTAAAGCTGCGTTCTGTACTGCTGGATCTAGTGACCAATCGACATAAGTATCAGCAGAGACAACGCCAAAAGGTTGGACTGGATGCTCTACTGCTGGAGTGTTGTTGTTGCCTGTAATTGCATAAGTGATTGAGTAATCGCCTACGCCAGTTAAAGTTTTTGAGCCGTTGTGCTTTGATCCGTTGCCAGTAATGACAACAGTCTGTCCAACATAAAACACTTTCTCTACTTTGTCCTCAAAGTATAAAGTCCCTGTTGTTGCTGTGTTGCTATGGGAGATGTTGTAGTAAGCATTAGTCCATAGCATTGGAAGTAGGACTGCATCGGTTGCGTCGCACACTTCCTGTAAAGTGGCATCAGGATAGAGAGTACCGACACCGAGAGTGGTACGAAGCTCTGCAACTGTTGTAAGAGACATCCTGATCCTTTCTAAAAACTTTGAGGGGCAGAGGGCTACTGCCCCTCAAAGCGACTTAGTTACAGCTTACGCTGTGTAGTTGAAGCGACGAACGCCCTTACCTGACTTAGCAACATAGATTGCTAGGTATCCGTAGAGGTTGATTTCAACTTCGCCTGAAGTCAAAACATTGACTCGCAGTTGTGTTGTTGGTGACTCCCATGCATAAACTGAGTTAGGAGCAACAAGGAACGCTGACTCATCAACAATTCCTGACACTGAGATGTTGTGATCTACGATGAGGTCTGTTCCCAATACATTTCCACGAACAGATGTAGGCACTGCCTGACCTGATGCGTTGAACTGTGGAGAAGCTACCGCGTAAAGTGGGCGAGATGCGCCATCAACATAGCTCATAATTGAAGCCCATTGATCAGTTGAAGCAACTAGCTTGTTAGCGTAATCGCCACCTGTTCCCTTGTAAGCTGCTGCTGCTTCTGTTGAGATGAATGACTGTAGTCCTGCTGCTGTTGCAGCTACGCCAGTTGCCTGTGTGCCGTTAGCAGTCCAAGCTGCGATCATCGCGTTATCTGTTGCCTTCTCGTAAGCCTTGCGAAGCTCTGTCATTAAAAGCTCCATGAAGGCAGGTTGTGATCTGTCAATGAGCTCAAAACTGACTCGGTTAAGTCCACTGAACTTCTCGACACTCACTGTGTCGTACGCACTTGTCATACCTGTTTCTGATGGTGCTGAACCTTCGTTTGTGTCTGCAACTGTTGGAGCAGTGTTAGCTGTCGCATTGTTTGTGTACAAGCGTGGGACTGTAAATGACATTCCCTCTGGCAAAAGTGCTGATCGTGTTACTGCCTCAAATGCAGGGCGTCCTGTGAATGTGTCAGTAAGGAAAGTATTTAGGTGTGGTGCAAGTGTCAAGCCTGTGTTTGTTGATGTTGAATCATCTGCTGCGCGGATTACGCGACGAGCCTCATCATCACCAAGTGCTGCCTTGATGTTTGCTTCTAGGTACTGCGCTGATGTAATTGGTGCTACGCGCTCGCGCACGAATGTAGTTGCTGTCACTACAGTTGGGCGAGCAGCTTCAACCGCTGCTGCTTCTACTGCTGGTGCTGCAACTGTCTCTGGAGTATTCTCCACAGCTGTCTCGCTTTCTGTTGGTGTGATTTCTTCTTCTACGACCTCTGGAGTTTCCTCAGCCGCTACATCGAGAACCTGAGCCGACTTAAATGCTGGCTCGGTTACCAATGAAACCTCTAGCAATTTAGCAGCGGAAACAAACATGACATTCCCCTTCTGCTTTGATTTGATTACTTCTACTCCCACAGATAGACCTGACTGCAAGCCTTCTTCTGCAAGGATAAGAGCTTCAGATCCGCGATTAGATCGGGATACCTTGAACGATGCATAGATGCCATCTTCTTGTTCTGTAAATTGTGTCGCCTTGCCTAATGGCTGGCGTGAGTCATGCTGGTTAAGCAACTTGACAGTCTTAGGATCTTCTGGAAGTGCAATTGCGCCCTTCTCGAATACAACCTTACCTGCTGAAGTGTTGCCCACTTCGCCTGTACCTGCTGGAACGATCTTGCCTGAGATTAGTCTTTCCTCAACATTGGCAATAAGTCCAGACGAGAAGTGAATTACTTGGTTTTCCATTATTCTATTCCTTCGCTGCCGTTAGGTGTTAAATCTTCCATCTCCATCGCTTGCTCAACTGTGATCAAGCCTAGAGATAACATCTTCTCAATTACTAATAGTCTTTCCATTGGTTCTGTTGCTAAGAATGACGATGAAACATCAAAGCGTACGGAATTGCCACGCGCGGTTATGTCGTCCATGCTTAACCTGTCCTGAATGGCATTGACATAGGGAGCGACGGACAAAGAATAAAATTGCTTGCGCTCATCTAATACATTAGCGTATGTCATGCTGTTATTCATTTCAGCTGATAAAAGGTAAGCAGGGATCGAGCATAATCTGGCAATTTCCGTACTGAGGAATTGCTGGGCAGAGTCGTACATCATGTCTTTAGGTGAGAATGATGTTGGCTGGTATTCCAAAGTAGAAGTTAAGTAAGCAGTAGCACGATTGTTTCGCGCTGTTTTCCATGCAGCAAGTAATCCTGCAACTTCTTTAGGATCTAAGTCTGCTCCGTTATTGCGTAGCACTCCAGATGGCATTGGAGTTGAAGCAGCAATAACTGCTGCTTTACGAAGATCAATTGCAGCTCTAATAGTTTCAGATCCGCGCTCTAAAATACCTTCATCAAATGCTTGGAATGTTACAAGCGATCCGAGTCCTGACATCGGTACAGCTTCAGCCTCGATGTAATACTGAGTGACTTCCATGCCGTAGAGATCGGTTGTAAATGTAACCTTGACATTTGGTATCCAGCGGAAGCGAGATGGTCTGCCATCTTCTGCATACACTTCTGTAACTTGCCAATAAGCAACGCCGTACATAAGCAAACTATCAACAGTCCACGCCATTGTTACTGAACGCGGTTGATTGATTGCTGGCTGATCAACCCAAACTGGATTGCCTAATTCTTCACCTGTGGAATTGCGATACAAGTTAAGTGGCAAGTCTCCGACAACTCCAGCAAGTAAATTGCGGCATCGAGCTACAGAAGGAACTGACATAGCCTCGTTGCGATTAACGCGTGGGAGTACATAGTTGTAAAGGGAGTTAAGATTTTCTCCCATAATTTGAGGGGCGTATTGCGCTAAAAGCGATGAACGCTGATCATTATTGACTGCTTCAGTTTTGCGAAATAGACCCATAGACAGAAATTGTAGCATTTGTCAAGTAATTAGACAACACGCTATGGGTGTGTCTAAGTATAAATCTGCGGCTTAGGCTGAGGGATCATTAACTTGGAAACTACCATCGCCAGACCAATAGGGGCTGAGATGTCTCCCGAAGATTTGCGCTTGATGATCCGCCATGCGCTGTCATTAGTTTTAGCAGCTGTGTTCTGGAACTGCTCGATCAGCTCTTTCTGCCCATTGTGAACTACTCGCAAGTTAGTCATGCCTTCTAGCAAGTCCCCGCAGGCTTTGTAGAACTGCTGCCCTGAGACATCCTCGCAAACGACACCACTATTCATGAGGCGATCTGCAATCGTCTGGGTTGCGTACTTGTCATAGCAGACAATTCTAGGCTTGTAGAGATCAACCCATTCTTTAATGCTGGCTGCCATCTTCAACTCGTCGATGGCTACTTGTGAGCTGAAGGTTTGTAAGATGCCAATGCCAATCCTGCCATCTGGCAACAATTGACCAGCAACAAGTGAGCCGTTACGCCTTGAAGGTGAGACATCAAAGCCGAAGATTGTATAAGCCCCTACTGTCATTTCTAACTCTGAGTCTGAACTGTTTTCCAGAACCTCGGTACTAAAAGGGCAATTAAGAGCGGAGATCCATTGGCAAAGTGTCTCGGTTCGCGCTGCGTCTGGGGTTGATGATGCAATCGTTTCCTCGATGGCTTCCTCTGTGATAAGCCAGCCGAGTGAAGGGTTAGCCATAGCCCAAGCCTTACGATCCCAGATGTCACAGAAGTCAGGGGCAGAGTACTCGTAATACCCTAAGCTCTTAGGCGGGTAATTCTTACAGGACTCATGCAGCGAATTAAGTACTGTGCTGAAATGGTCACCTGCATTGGATGTAAAAAGTCTCTGGCTGTTTAAGCGTGCAAGGGTTACGCTTTTAGCAGCGTCCATAGCCGCTTCAGATACCTCGCGTAACTCATCAATCCATAAGAAATCTGCGGTTCTGCCTCTCGCGCCGTCGGATGTTGCAGCAGCTACTTCTAACTGCGCTCCATTAGCAAGGATGATCCTCTCATCGCCGTTAGTCCTGCGGATACCCTTCTTAGGATCGCCATCCTTTAGCTGCGCTCTCATCCAGTCATTACGCTCGATGATGTCTGCCATTATGTTAAAAGACTTCATCGCCATAGCTCTATTAGAGGACATGATCAGAATGTCCTTCTCACCAAACATAAATAAACCTGCCAGACATCTCATTCTGGCTAGATGGCTCTTTCCGGACTGACGAGCGATCAACAGCAGGTTTGTCTTACGGATGAACAAGCCATCTTTAGACACGCGGCTCATGTCATCAAGGATTAGTTTCTGCCAGTCTAATAAAGGCTGACCAATGCGCTCTGCAAGCTCAGCAATAAGCGTGCCTTTAGTTTCGCCCTTTAAGAATGGGCTATGAAGGCGCGGCTTCAATTCCCCATAAAGCTTCCCGCGCTTTTTGGTCTGATTTGTCATTGACTCGGATTAGGTCGGATCTTAAACGGACTGTCCTGCATCGTCTCGGACTGTGTCAGGGAGAGAAGGGCAGAAAAGACAGGGGGGGTAGCCGCTCGTGCTAAAAAAACACCCTCATTGAGCGCACCCTTGCGCAGGTTGCAATTTTTACAGAGGACACGCAAGTTATCTAAACTGTGATCGCCACCAGCCTTGCGTGGGATGATGTGATCGATGTGCATCTCACCTTCATCTGTACCACACAATTGACACACTCGACCATCGCGCTTAAAGATACGATCGCGTTGCTCTCTGTAGCGTCTGCTGTTTAACTTATCAATAGCCATTAGATCTCATCATAACAAATGCCACATAACCACCAAGCATGGACTTCCATAATCTCTGACTCTGGTGTCTCAGCTCCACACCTACTGCACTTAACAGTAGCCTCTGTGTCTAATGCCATCCGTATTTACTCCAATGATCTAAAGCTGCACAAGGTTCGCCATAACGACCTGAGATGTAGTTAAGTCCCCATACTACCTGCTTGTAACCATCAACAGTAGCAAGCCATTCACTACGTCCCTGAGGAATACCATTGTGAGATCCATTCACAGCTTCTGGTCTCCAGTTACTCTCTTTAGTGTATAACTTATCTAAGCAGTTAAATTGCTTGTAATTGAAATCTAATAGATAAAGAGAATAAGTCTTATAGTCTATGTAATCTTTTACTGGTGTTGTCGAGCCTGCTGCCGTCGGAAAGCATAGAGCTATCCCAATAGC